TTGAGTGGTAGCACTGCTACCGTTTTGAGGTAGCACCGCGCCGGTTTTCAACCGGCTTTCAGCGGTTCTCAGCTATGGAGGCTGGAGGCGCGGGCCAGAGTCGAACTGGCCTGGACGGATTTGCAAGGCGATGAACACCTTGCAGATCAAGAGCCTGCGGCGCGGCTACTGTTTGTGATGCTCGGCGCATGGCTGGCAGTATCGCTCACCCCTTGAACCGCCGTGGGTCGCTAGACCGCGGGTAAGTGTGCTCAGTCTGAATCCGCCCGTTGCGCCCCTTGATGCGCAGTTGGCTCGGCTGGCTGCCACGAGCGATCAGCCGGCCCAGGCTCACGAGGTCAGCCTTCTTCCTCTGCCGCGTGGTCCGCTTGGTCCACGAGTAGGTCATCACCCACCAGCCCGTTTTGCCGGGCTCGGGGACGATGGTGAGGATGCGGCGCTTCATGCCGGCGTCCGGTTGCGGCTCGTAGGCTCAACCATCATGCACCCCTACGCTTCGTCAACTCGCTCAGCATCACGTCTTTCGCCGCCGAACTGCGCGACGTTCCGTAACGGTGCTGGTAGCGGGTCTTGAACTCGCCGAACGCCACGCCGACTGCCATTGAGAACAGGCCGAGCACCGTGCCAATGGTCCCTTCGCTGGCTTTGAGCCAGACCATGACGCCCAGCAGGCCGGCCATCGCCAACAAGAGCCCGATCACGATGCCTACGATGGAGCGGGTCAGGAACACGTCCTGATCGTTCGGGTCGCCCGCCGCGCGCTTCGCCGCGGCATCGAACGATCTCTCATCCATCTCTCGGCTCTCGCGGTCCCACTGCGCGAGCTTGTCGAGCATCGGGGCCATGCGCTCAAGCGTGGCCAGCGTGTCAGCCTCGACCTGCTGCGCAATCTCGGGTTCCACCTTGGCCGCCACCACAGCCTCGATCGGGTCGGCCTTGCCGGTCAGCGCCTTGGCGGCGTCGATCACACCGTTGACGATCGGCGCCACCACCTCGGGGTTGTCGGAGTGGCGGTCGAGTTCCTTCGTCAGCTTTTCGCGCGCGAGCGGCGTAAAGGCGTCGATCATGCTGCGTGCCAAGCCGGTCAACAGCGGAGCGGCAACGGCGATCAGGGCGAGGGCTGGCATGGTGTTCTCCTTGGTCGGCGGTGCAAAAGGCCATTCGGTGCCCGGTTCCGGGGACGCCAAGGCGCTCTCGGGGGCTGGTTGATGGGTGGGTGGCGTGGCGGCGGTGATCGCCTTCCTGGCGCGCGCTCGCCGCGCTTGCCGATCGGCCAGCCCATTCAGGCCGCCGTTGATGCGTTTGGTCTGCGCGATGAAGTCGTCGGCGTCGGCCAGGGCATTCAGGCCTCGGTCGTCCCAGTAGTCGGCCGCCGACAGGCAAGCCCACTGCGCCTCAGCCAGCCGCTCGGGCTCGGCCTCGAAGTCGGGTACGTCGAGATGCGGGAACCGCTCGCGCAGGCGGTCGCGCACGCGGGCGTGATTGAAGCGGCCTGTGGTCTGAATGCAGCCGTGGCCCTTGAACAGCGCACCGTCGCCGCGCTCGGAGTTGCCCAGCGTGAACGCCAGCCGGTTGCGCTGGAACTCGGGCATCTTGGCCTGCCTAGCGTCGGCCGGCCACGGCGAATCGAAGTCGCGCTCGTAGCGCAGTTGCTGCGACGTCGGCCCCCACAGCTCGACGGTCCAACGCAGGCTGTTGGACTCGTGCCCAACCTGCGCCAGGAAGTCAGCTTTCCGCTGCGGCGTGTCGATGCCGTAGAACGCCATCGCCGCCGACAACGGCTCAGCGAAGCGCTCGGCGTTTTCTGCCGTGCAGCCTGTAGCGGCGCGCAGCAGTTGGGGGGTCACGACGGCCCCTCGCCCATCCTGCGCGGCGGATTCTGCGGAGCGGGCGGCTTCTTGCCGGGGGGAGGCGGATTGCTGCCCTTGCGCGGGTACTGAATCATTGTTGTGTCTCCCCCTCCGGCAACAGCAGCCGCAGCAGCGCGTCCGCGGCCTTGATCTCAGCCGGGCGCATGTCGCGCCAGCCATCGAACTTCTCGCGGCAACGGCGCACCGCCACCTCGGGCACGTACTCGATCTCGGCGAGCTGCACGCCGATCAGGGTGGGCGCGTTCTCAAGCCGGCGCTCGCGGCCGTGCAGCTTGGCGCGGCCGAGCTTGCCCTCGTAGAACCACAGGCCGGTCCAGTACAGCCCAGCGCTCATGCTCCGCCCTTGCCGCCGGCCACATGCCGCAGGTGATCGTCAGCCAGCGGCATTGGCCTGCTGGCGTAGTCCGGCACACTGATGCGCCAGCCCTTGGCGGTGATGCCGATCACGTACAGGCACGCGACGGCCATCGTGATCTGCCCCGGCCCTGGCCACTCCGCCCACAGCCACGGGCTCAGGCCCGAGCAGGTGGCAGCCACCATCACCACCACGTAGCGCAGCCGCCAAGTCCAGGCGACCGTGCCTTTGCTCATCACCGCGAAGCGGCACACGCAGCTGTACCCGATGGCCGAGCACAGCGCGAAGTTGAACAACGCCAGCGCCTGCCTCCACGGCAGCGACAGCATGAACATGTCGATCATGGCTGCTCTCCTTGATGGCCGATGCGGCGGTCCAGCATGCCGCGCAGACGCACCCACAGCCAGTCGGGGTGTGCAGCGATCAGGCCGGCCACGGGGCCGAACAGCCAACGCACCTCGATCTCTGTCCAGCCGGACAGCACCGTCGCCGCCGGCACCGTGAACACCAGCGCGGCCATCGTCCACAGCGCCACATGGCACAGCGTCTTGCGCGTGGTGGACTCCGGTATGTTGCTGGCCGACCAACTCGCACCGCCGACCGCGCACACAGCGATCACGGCGTAGGGACCGATGTACGCTGCGGCGATGGGGCTGAACAGTATCGAGGCGGCGGCCACAAGCATGCTCACGATGTCCAGGGGTGGGGGTGCTGCGCTCATGCGAGTCTCGAAGCGGTTTCGTTGATCAACAACCCGCCGGGCGTGCGGATCTCGCGTGGCCCGTCGGCGTGCAGGTAGTAGGTGCGCAGCAGCCGCAGCAGCCGCGGATAGGTCTCTGGCGCGGCCGAGCTGGCCACCACAGGCTCCAGTTCGAGCAGCAGCATGGCCGCCAGGGCCGACCAGGCGATCAGGTCACTACTACTGCTGCTCGGCATGATCGTCCGGCGGCCCAGCCAATTCGGCCTCGCCGCCATCGTCATCGTCATCGGCGTCCGGCAGCGGCCACGCATCGGCCGCCTGCAAGCCCTTTCCGGCGCATGGCGGCACCAACGGACACCCAGACCCATCGAACGCGCCCACCACGTCGAGCGGCACATGTCGTTCGCAGTGCGAGCACTTCATGGCGCCCTCACGCAAACGGCGACGCGATCGGTTCTGTCGAGCACGCCATACCAGGCCGTCGAGCCTTCCACGCGGCCGATCGCGGGGTTGCACGCCGCACCTGACTTGGCGCGCTCGGCCGCGGCAATCGTGCTGCGCACACCGTTTGCCCAGGGATACGTCGGCCGCGTGCCGTCGCTCCTTGTCGGAGCTCCCACCACCCAGCGCACCACGTACACCGGCTGCGCGCCGCACGCCTGCTCGCGCGTGGGCATCACCACACTGCCGCCAGCAGGCGGCGAGTCATAGAGCTTGACGCACACCGCGTGATGCAACACGCGATAGTCGTACTCCTCGCGCGAGCCCGCGGCCGGCTTCACGGTGGCGGCCAGCACCTCGGCGTCGAGCTGGGCGCTCGGTGCGGATGAGGCGGCAATGCGAGCCAGCGCCGCGAGCGCTTTGCGCGTGTCGCACAAGCGTGCGATGCATGCGTGCGTGCGCGGAACCCACACCTTTTGGCCTGTGGTGGTGTTGGTGGCGACCATGCACCACTGGCCGCGCGCCTCGCCTGCCGCCGTGGTGACGGTCTGCACTTCGGTGCTCTTGTCGCTCTTGGCAGGCAGGCAGGCGTGCGCGGCGCCGCTCAAGAGCCAGAAACCCAACGCGCAAAGAGTCGCTCTCATCGCGCCCTCAGTCGAAGTAGAAGCGCAGCGCCGCGGCCGCAAACTCCACCGGGTCGCCGATGGCAAAGCTGCGGGTGATCGGCGTGCCGCCCGAGTTGACGATCGCGCCGCTGATCCACAAGTTGCCGCCGCTGGCTGCGTCCCACACGCCAACGCCCACCAGCCCGTTCCACGCCGCCGCAAGCGACGCGATGAACTGCACCAGCGCGTTGTTGCTCACGTAGTTGTTGGTGCCGCTGCTTGCGGCTGTGGTGCCATCGCCTTGCGTGCCCGAGATGTTGGCCAGGCTGGCCGCGAGCGCGATGCGCGCATAGCCGGTGTAGCCCGCCCCTGTGGTGATTTCGGTGCCGGCGCTGGCGCGGTTGGCCGGCAACGCCGAGAACAGGCCGACGTACCAGGTGTCGGGGAAGTCGACCGCCTGGTTGCGCACCGCGGCGTCGATGATCTTGTTGATTGCGTGTTGAGAAAGCATTGGGCGCGAGCCTTTCAAGGGTCTGGTGATTGGACAGAACGAAACGACATCAGAGCCGTTGCCTGCACGATCCCGCTGGCAGCTTCACGAATGCTCACGATCACGCCGGCATAGCCCGCGAGCAGCGGGTCGGCAGTGCCAGTGCAAGACACGGTCACGGCGCGCGTCGTGCCGAGGGACAGCCAAGTGTCCAGCGCGGAGCCGCCATAGGTCAGGTCGCTTGCTTCGTCCCATTGGTTGTCGGCTTCAAACCGCACCTCGTACAGCGCTGCCACGTCAGCCGTGACGGTCTGCGGGTTGAGCCAGTGCGTGGCTGGGAAGGTCACCTCGTTCGGGCTGGTGCGGAAGCCGAGGCTCAGGCGTCCGTCATTCCGCACGGTCACGCGGCCGTCCATGTCGGGCGGCGCGGCGGCGGGGTAACTGCTGCTCCACGACTGCGGCTCCAGAACCACGATCCGGTCGCCACTGCCGCCGCCCACCGACGAACCATCGCCCACCGGGTCCTGCTCCGCGCCACCGGGCAGCCAGGCGTTGTCGGCTGTGTGCACACGGTCGTCCTCGAGCAGCAGGCGCAGCGCCACCGTGCGCTCGCTGCGCGGCACGATCGCGCGCACCTTGGCCAGCGCGCCCACCGCGTTGGCGGCGCCGAACACGTAGCGCGTGCGCTCGCGGTCAGCGTCGTCGGTCACGATCTCCCATCCGTCGGCCGCGCTCTCGGTGGCGAGCTGAGCCGCGTCGAGCACCATGCTGTGGTCGTCGCTGCCGGGCATCACCTCGATCGCGCCGCTCAACTGGCCGCGCGGATTCATCAGGCGCACGTAGTGCCGCTCGCCCAGGGTCCACATCAGCGGCTCGGTGGTGGTAAGCGTTCGGGTGCCCGCATCCCATGTCACGGCGTCGCCCCCCTGGCCGAAGTTGCCCACGTCGTGCTGAAACACCACCAGCGACAGCGGCGCAGGCAGCAGGCCATCGAGCTCGGTGTCGATGTCCACCGGCATGCGTCTGTACAACGCATCGGCCAGCGTGTACACCGCGGTGCGAATCGCCTGGTTCTGGCCGATGATGCCCGGCATCTTGATGCGGCCTCGGCGCAGCGGGTCTGGCGCCGGCACGCTCACCGGGCGGTTGGCGTCGCCGCGGTAGCCGTAGATCGCACCCGCATGTTGCTGGGCCGTCACCGTGACCCAGTTCCAGCGCCTGTGGTCCCAGTATTCCAGGTCCAGCGCGCGCATGCCGTCGCTCTCCGGCAGCTTGACGCCCAGCCGCATCGAGCCGCGGCGGATGTTGCGCATGCCGTACAGCGCCACCGGCGCCGTCTCCTGCGCATCGCGCACCATCGTGTAGCGGCCGTTGCGGATCAGCGGCACCGCGCGGCCCACCCGCGCGATCATGGTCAGCGCGTCCCAGGTGCTGAGCTGCGTGTCGAAACGGTAGTCGAAGCGATCCTGCCGCGCGTCCCACACCGCGGCCAGGGCCTGCAGCTGGTCCAGGTCGATCTGAGCGTCGGGGATGTCGCGCGCCTTGAGCACACGCGCAAAGGCCCAGGCCGGGTTGCGCGTGTCGGTGGGGTCGGTCCAGTCCACGCCGTCCCAAGTGGGCAGCAGGCGCCGGCTCTGCACGCGGAACCGCAGCGCTCCGCTCAACTGCCCGCTGGCGCGCACGCGCACCGCCACGTAGGTCACGCCGCCCACGTCGGGCGTGCCGTCCACCAGGTGGCCGCGCAGCGCGAGCCAGCTCACGTCGTGCGCGCTGCCGTCGCTGCTGCTGCGCGTGTCGGTGCGCACCAGGCGCACCTGCCAGCGCCCGGCGGCGGTGGCGTACTCGTAGCTCAGGCGCACCGGCACCACGCTCGCGGTGCTGTAGGTCACCGTGGCCACCGTCGCCCAGGCGCCCAGCGCGGCGTCAAAGTCGTCCACCTCGCGCTTTTCCACCCGCCAAGTGACGCTGCGCCCGCTGTCCAGTCCGCGCGGCAGCACGATGTCGATGCCGATGCGGTCAACCGTGCGCTCCGGGCTGCACGCCGAGAACGGCCCCACGTAGTCGAGCGTCGTCATCTCGACCTGGCTCACGTCCTGGCTGGTCACCCAGGCCGCATCCACCAGCGTCAGGTCGCCCAGGCTCTCTACACCGGTGCCCGGGCCACTGCGCGTGGCCTGGCCGGTGCCGATGCGCACCACGGTGGCGTCCGCAAAGCTCGTGATCTGCGTATCGCCCACGTCCACGCGCTGCAGCTCGTACTCGCCCACGCCCACCACCAGCAGCAGGTAGAGATACTGCTCGTTGTCGGCGTACAGGCTGTACGGCTGCGCCGCAAGGTCCGGCCAGCCGTGGTCGAAGCCGAACAGCTCCGGCACCGGCTGGCCGACGCGCGCCTGGTTCTGCTGCGCGCCCACCGAGAACTGCTGCGCGCCGCCGCTGGGCACGTTGGTGCCGTCGATCGGCACCAGGTTGTTGATCAGCGCGTTGGCGCCCAGCGTGGCAAGAAGAAGGCGCCCGCCGGACAGGCCCAGCCCGGGCAGGCCGAGGAAGGGAATACCCGTCGTCAGGAGCGCCAGCGCGGCGATCTGCAGGATCGTCCTCAGCGGGTTGCTGCCCTTGCCGCCACCGGCCAGCGCGCGGAAGCACACCACGCTGCCGGGCCGCGGCGCGCAGTGCCACTGGCTGCGCGGGATGGCCTGGTTGTCCACCAGGCACAGCCACGCGCCCGGCTCTTGCGGTGCCATGCTGGCCAGCGTTTCGCCGTCGGCCACGGGGCGGAAGTCGCCCGCGTCGACCAGCAGCGCAAACGGGTCGCGGATCACGCCCACGCTGGCGGTGCGCGCGGGCATCACGGCACGGCCCTCCAGCAGCGCAAGCGGCCGTAGCCCAAGTGGTGCAACTGGTCGATGGGGTCGCGCCGCACGCTGCCCTGCGGCTTGCCGTCCACAAGGTCGCCCAGGTTGTGCAGCAGCGTGGCGCGCCCGCCCAGCACCGCCACCACGCCCACGTGCGCGCCATCGGGGCCGCGCATCTCCAGCACGTCGCCCTCCCCGGGCTGATCGGCCATGCGCCACCGCCCGCCGCGCAACAGGGGCGAAAGCACTCCGCTGCGCTCGGCCTCCGTGCCGTCGAGCGCCAGCTCGGGCAGGCGGCGGCCGAACACCTGCGCCTGCACCTCGCGCACCAGGCTCCAGCATGTGAACGTGGGCTGCCAGGGGCGGCCGATCCAGCGCGCGCTCCAGTGCGCGGCGGCGGCGTGCGGGGTGAGATCGAGCGCCATCGCGGTCACGGCGCCAGCCCCGGCGCGTTCTCGGCCGTGTACTGCGTGGCCGGGAACTTGCGGTTGGTCAGGTTGCCGAAGGTGAGCTGCGCGCTCACCGTCTCCACGCCCACCTGGATGCCGCCCATCTCGAGCTGCAGCACCGGCAGCACATGCGGCGCCGAGGTGTCGCTGGGCAGGTACTCGCGCTCGATCACCAGCACTGGCTCGTCGCTCTCGATCGCCTGCAGCAGCAGCTCGGTGATGGCCAGCGACACGTTGTCGATCTCGATGCCCACCGCCGCGGGCGCGCCCGAGTCGCTCTGCTCGGGCTTGGTGTAGCGGAAGGGCACGCCGATGAACTCCACCGCCTCGCCCGCGTTGTACGGCGCGTCGGCCTCCAGCGTGGCCGTCAGCGTGCGGTAGTCGTTCACCACGCGCGCGGGCGCGGTAAAGCTGGGGTGGTGCAGCTCCAGCGTGATCAGCACCGGGTCGCCCACGGTGGCGCTGGCGTAGGCCTCGGCGATGGCCTCGCTGAGTTGGACGCCGGCGCGGGGGTCGAGGTAGGCGGGCACGTCAGACCTCCGCCCACGCGCGGCCGGTGCCTTCGTTGTAGATCCACTCGATGTCGTCCTGCGTCAGGCGACCTCGCAACGCAAACCAACGATCGAACAGCAGGTTCACGCCGCCCACCGCGGCCGGCGTCGGGTCCACCGACCCACTGCTGCGCCGCACCGGACAACCGAAGGTGAAGTTGCTGTCGCCGTCGAACAGCGGCGCGCCGTTGAGCAGGGCTGCCGTTGACGGCACTCCGGCGTTGAGCCACAGCTTGAGCTGCTCGTCGACGGTGTCGCGTGCCATGACCACAAAGTTCCACGCCGTCACGTCGGCCACGGCGCCGGACACGCTGCACAGCGGCGTTTGACCGTCAGCCGAGAACACGGCTGCAGAGTAGGTTTGAGCCGCGGTGGCGCGCGCCAGATACCACACGGCCTCGAACACTGGGGAGTCGCTGAAAGACCGCCCCGCCAGTCGCTGCGTGTAGGCCGGGTTGCCCGCTGCGGTCTGCCGCAAGAATCCGCCCACCGCAAAGCCGCCGAACCTCAGGTCGAAGACCTTGTCCGCAGCCGGGTCCAGCAACGCCCGTACACTGGACAGCGACGCCGCCAGGCGTGCGCTACGCCCGTCGACAGCGCTGGGATTGCTTACGGCCGAGGTAGACGCAGCGCCCGCCACGTAGACATGGTTGCCACGGCCCGTGCTGTCGGAGAACTTGGTGTCCCCGGCGTTCTCGTCGAACTCCCACCACCCGAGAAAGCGCGCTCGCAGTGCGTTCGGAGCGGCGCTGAGGCCTCGCTCCTGCAGTCGCGCGCTCACGCGGTAGTTGCCGCGCGCCAAGGCCTCACGGCGGACACTCGAAACGCGGTAGCGCAGCGCACGGTCCTGCAGGCCGCCGTCGCCGGGGACTGACGCGGTGAACAGCCGCTGGCCCTTCAACAGCGTCTCGTCGAACCAGGCCACCCACACAGCCATCTCCTCGGCGGTATAGATCCACTGCGCGTCCACGTCGCGCACGCGATCGCGCCAGCGGGCGCGCTGGGCCGAATTGCCGGGCAGGCTCGATCCTGCACGCCTGTCCGGTCCGGCCGTCGCCCAGGCCGAAGGACCAGGCAGCACCGCGGGATACTGGAGCTCCGGCACGTTTTCAGCCCCAGGTCAGCGGAAAGCCCGGCAGATGCCGGTACAGCAGCCGGTTGTCGCTGACCCCCGCCGCGTGCTGGTTTACAAACCGCGCTTGGTTGCCGCTCGCATCGTTGTTGGCCCACAGAAAGAAGTGCCAACGGGTGCCGGCATCGAAGGGGATACTGGAGAACATGGGCGAGACGCCAGAGCTTGGGCTGCCCTGGTTCGTAAAAGTGTTGTTCTTGCCGATGTGCAGAGTGCCTTTGCGCCCGTTCAGCACCAGGGCCATGCGGTCGCCGGTGGCAAAGGTAAACGCCGTCCCAGCCGTCGCCCCGGTGTCGCCCGTGAAATTGGCCCCGGTGCTGCGCATTGCGCACGTCTTGCCGTTGGTGATAACGGTGGTGGTTGACTCGTCGCTGCGGCGGATGCCGATGGCGATGTCGCTGGCGATCAGGTTGCAGTTGATCTCGACGTAGGCGATCTCTCGAGGCCCGACGCCGAAGTTGCTCATCACGTAAGCGTTGGATGAGGTTGCGTCGACGGCCGTGAGGTGCAGGTTGCTCAATGTCCAGCCTGAGTTCCTGCTCTGCGACCATTCCCACGGCCGGGCAAACCGGCCAGGGCGGTTTCGGTCGAGGACGGCGCGGTGGAAAGGCACGTTTTAGTCCTGCGCCACATGCAGCCGGATCGTGATCTCTTCGCCGCTGGTCGGCACGTAGGCGTTTGCAGCCCGCAGCACGCCGTAGATGGCCGAGCCAGCGGCCACACACTGAAACGCCTTGCTCAAGGCGTCGAGGTCCACGCAACCGTTGCCGCTGCCCGCCTTCCACAACGCGGCCGGAAAGAACACGATGCCGAGCAGCGTCTTCATCTCGGCATCGGTGGGCGCCCAGGCCACGTTGTCGTTGAGCGTGGTGGTGGGGGCGGCATCGAACAGCCACAGCTCACTGTCGAGCTTGATGCTTTGATCGGTGCTGATGATGAGCGACGCCCCCACCAAGGTTCCACCCTTGCCCGCCTCTCGCGCGAAGCCAGGGAACGTCCACACCGTGCCGGCGCCACTGCTCTCGCTGATGGTGTCTCCCACCGCATAGGTGGTGGTGTCGGCGGGCCGCGTCTTGCTGACCGTGATGGTCTTGGTGTTGGGGCGATTGCGCTTGATGAAGAGGGTGTCGCTGCTCATGGCATCAGGTCACGTCGGCATACGCACAGTCGTATTTGGGGTTGGTGCTGGCGGCGGCGCCGCTCATGAAGGCTTGCAATTTCTCGTCGGTGGCGTCGAGCACGATCACCTTGTCGAAGGTGAAGAACTCTCCCACCTGCAACGTCTCCTTGGCCAGCTCGTAGTCCGTGCCCCCCTTGTCCTTGACCAGTGTGATCGTCACGGCCGCGGTGTCGGCGTTGTAGAAGTGCACGTTGCGAACCAGTCGTCGCGTGCTGGAACCCGGTGCGGCCACGACATCCACCGAAGTCGTGCCGCTGAGCGCACCCTCGTTGCCGATTTCAGTAAAGGCCATCGTTGACTCCTGTCCAAGCGCGCTGCAGGTTGATCTGCGCCGCGCGATCGATCTCGTCTCCAGGCACCGGCAACCCAGCCAGCGACTGCCAAAGGCGCGAGGTATCCGGGTCGCCAGCCACGGCGGGCGGGTCGCCCGCGTAGCCAGTCACCTCCGCCTGGGCAGTCATCAGGCCGCGCAGGCTGGCGGCTGTCAGAGCGGCAGTGACCTGGCCCTCCGCGGTAAGCCACGCGCGCAAAGCGGTGGCCACCACCAACTCGGCGCGCGCCTGGCCACGCGCGGTGAGCGACGCGAGCAAGCCCGGGGCAGTGCGGCTGCTGTACGGGCCGTCGAGCAGCACAAGCTCGGCGGTTACCAGCCAGCGCGGGCCCTGCGCCTCGGCGCGAGGCGGGCCCACGAACTGCGCCTCCCACCAGGCCACGGCGTCGATCTCGCCCGTGACGCCGCCCTGCGCGGCCACCGGCGCGTCGAAGCGCAGGGTCCCGGCGGACAGGTCTTCCTCGAACCACTCCACGAAGCGGTCGTACTGCGCCTGCGTCAGGCGCGTGCTCACCTGCACCAGCTGCGGCGCCCAGGTGACGACCTGGCGCGCGCGGTCCTCGCCCTGCTCGAACTGCGCCTCCTCGGCCACGCCCACGTCGGCAAAGGCGTGGCCGGCAATCAGCATGCCCGGCAGCTCGCCGGGCCAACGGTGGTCGTTGGGGAACGTCACAGCACCAGCCCCGCGCTGCCGTTGACGCCGGTGCGCTGCGTGATGTTGCGCAGCAGGCCGCCGCCGTTGTCGATGCGCGAGCCAAGCTCGCCCTCGATCTGCTCCACCAGCACGCGCAGGCCGCCGTCTTGCCGCTGCTCGGTGCGCACGCGTGCGTTGGGGGCCGTGTTGACCACCTCGACGTTGAGCTGCACGACCGGCGCAGCCGCAGGCCCGGCCATCTTCACGCCAAGCTCGCCGCTACGTGTGCGCCCGAGCGGGAAGATGCCCTCCGCGCCCGCCTCGCCCATCTCGCCGAGCTTGGTGCCGCGCGCGAACTTGAACAGCGTGGGCTTGGTGATCACCTGGTTGGTGAACGCCGCGCCGCGGGCGAAGCGATCCACCGTGCCGGCGGCGTTGAAGGCGGCGCCCTTGGCGAAGCCGAGCGAACCCAGCACCTCGGTGCCGCCTTGGTCGTTCAGGAAGCCACCCGAGCCGCCGAACAGGTCGCCGACCAGCCCGCCCAAGCCGCCGTCGCCGCCGCCGGCACCGATGGACAGCAGCGACTCGCCGGCCAGCTCGGCCGCCGCCTGGAGCGCGATCAGCGAGTTGGTGGTGGCCAGGGTGGCCGCGGTCTCGTTGGCGCTGGCAGCCGTCTCGGCCACCGACTGCGCGATCTCCTCGGCCGCCGCGGCTTCCATGCGGCGCAGGATGTCGCGCTCGGCGCTGGGCGCGGGCTCGGCCGCGCGGCCGTCGCCGGCCACGCCGCCCACCACGGACTCAATGCCATCGAACACCAGGTCGCCGAGCTGCGCGAACGTGCGGCCGAAGCCCAGCCGCTCGAACAACTGCTCGCCCAGCGTGCGCAGCGCGTAGCTGGCCAGGTTGTCGATGTTGAACTTGCCGTCGACGAACATCTGGCCGAAGGCCGAGCGGCCCGCGTCCACGAAGGTGCGGTTGACCTCGTCGTTGACCTGGATGCGGCGGCGCCCGTAGTCCTCCCACAGCTCTAGCTGGCGCTGCCACTCGGGCTTAAGCTGCTCGGTGAGCTGCTGATTGCGCAGCAGCACGAAGTTGGCGATGCCTTCCTCGGCCGCGCGGCGCTCGTCGCCCGCCAGGGCGGCCAGGTCGATGCGGCGGCGAAGCTGCTCTTCCTCGAGCGCGATCTGGCGCAGGCCGCGCTCGCGGTCGTCGGCGATCAGCGAGAGCGTGAGCTCGCGATTGCCCTGAAGCAGGTCCTTGGCCGCCTCGCGGGCCTGCTCCAGACGCTTCTTGGCGCGCTCAGCGAAGGCCTCTTCCTGCTGGCGGATGAAGTCGCCCAGCGTGTCGCGCGGGCGCTCGGGCGCCAGCTCGCCGCGGCGCGCGCGCTCGGCCAGCGCGGCACGCTCGCGCTGGATGGCCACGCGGCGGGTCTCCAGCTCGAGGAGCTTGGCCTCCTGCTGCACGGTGTCGGTGCGGTTCTCCAGCGGCCGGCGGCGCTCGAGCGCGATCTCGGCGTCGAGCGCGCGCTCCTTCTCGGCGATGAGCTGCTGCTCGATCGCCACGCGCGCCGTCACGTAGCCCTTGGCGGTGATCTGCTGCCGGTCGAATCTCTCGCGCAGCGCCGCCAGCTCGCGGTCCTGCGCGGACTCGGCCAGCGCCAGGCGCTGCGCGATGCCCGCCCGGTCGATCGACGCCAGCGCGCCCTGGTGGGCGGTGCTCTTGTCCTCGATGGCCTTCTGGTTGCGCTCGTTGTCCTCGGAGCGACCCGCCGCAACGCCGCGCGCCAGGTCGCGCGACTCGACCAGCTTGGCCTCCAGCGTCTCGAGCGTGGCGATGTTCCGCTGGATGTCGAAGCTCTCCCCGATCTTGGGGATGAACAGCTGCCCGCCGCGCGCGATGTCGCGCAGCTCCTGCAGGCGCGTGCGCACCTTGCCGAGCTGGTCGTCGATCGTCGTGTCGCGGCCGATGCCCTTCGCCACGTCGACGTAGTCAAAGAAGGCCTTCTTGGCGTCGCGCCAAGCGCGCTCCAGGAAACCCAGGTTCTGCGTCTGGTTCTTGATGTTGTCGTTGAAGCCGGCGAGCGCGATGCTGGCGGCCTCCTGCGTCTTGCCCTGCGCCTCCAGCGCACGGATCTGCTCGTAGACCTTGGGCGTCAGGAAGTTGTAGGCCTTGTTCTGCTCCGCGGCCCAGCGCGCCACGCCGCCGCTGATGCCGGCGAACTGCTTTACGATGTCTTCGGCGGCCTGGCCGCTGAAGCGCTGCAGGTTGACCACCGCCGTGGTCACGGCCTCGACGTTCTGCGGCCCGATGCGCCCGCTGCCGATGACGGCCTGCAGCGTGTCGCGCACGGCGGTGCGCGGCCGGTCGGTCAGGCGCGCGATCGACTCGACCAGCGAATCCACCTGGCCCGCGGTCTGCCCGGCGTAGTTGCCGGTGAGCGCGATCGCGTCGTTGAACGCCCGGCTCTCCCGGTAACCCTGCACCGCCGCCACGCCCAGGCCGAGCACCGCCCCCACCAGCGCCGTGACGCCCAGCGCGGCGGGCGTGACCACGCTGGCCACCGCCGCGATGGCCGGGCGGATGCCTCCGAAGGTGCCGCTGAGTTGCGACCCCTGCTGCACCAGCGCGGTGATCGGGTTGCCGCCGCTGGCCACCTGGACGGCCAGGTCATTGAGTTGGAAGCCGACCTGCTGCAGCTCCAGCGCCGAGAGCTTGCCGCTGCGCGCGAAGTTGCCGAACTGCCGCTCGCCGGCCTGCAGCCGCGCGATCAGCGGCGCGGCGCGGTCGGCCACGCCCAGCTCGGCCGCTTGCATGCCCAGCAGCTCGGTGCGGCTCTTGCCGATGGCATTGACCTGGCGCGTCAGGCTGGCGATGAACCCGTCCTGCGTGCTCTTGGCCGCAGCCTGGGCCCGCGCGAGCGCCGTGGTCTGGTCGGCGTGCGCGTCGGCCGCCGCGGCGGCGCGCTCGTGCGCGGCGACGATCTGGTCGGCCTCAGCACGCAGGCGGAAGACGTACTCGCGGTTCATGCTGTTGCGCTACTCCGATGCGTTGAACTGCTCGCGCGCGGCGCGCTCGAGCGTGCGCAGCTGGGGCATGAGGCGGTGCAGCGGCTGGCGCCAGCGGCGCGGCAGGCGGCGGTGCTCATGCAGCACGGGCGGCAGGGCCTCGTAGCGCAGGCCCTCGTAGAACAGGCCGCCGGGGTCTCGCCGGACGCGCCATTGCGTGGCCATGCCGAGAAAGACCTTGAAGGCGTGCCAGTGCTCGGCCCAGACGGGCACGTCGACGGCGATGCCTTCCTGGCGCTCAATGGACGCACGCAGACGCTCCAGCGCCTGCGCGCTGGCGCCAAGAGCGCGCGCGTCGGCGATAAGTGGGTGCTCTTGTCCGCTCCCGAGGCTGCGCCGTACCCACTGCTGCGCAGCCTCCGTCAGTTTTTTTCGGCCGCGCGCTCCCGGCTGGCGATGAAGGCCGCGGCCACCGCGGCGGCCACCTGGCGGTCCTGCAGCAGCAGCTCGATGTTCTCGGCCGTGCTGTCCAGCGGGGCGCCGTCGGCGCGCTGCACGTTGCGAAAGGCCGTGAACACCTCGGGCATGCACTGCGCGTCGGTGAGCTGCTTCTCGCTCGCGGCGTTGGCCCAGGCCACGAAGGCGCCGGGTTCCAGCCACTTGAACTGCGCCTCAAAGACGTGCTCGATCAGCTCGCCGGCCTTGTCAGCATGCGGCCGGCGGATCACCACCGGCCACCAGTAGCGCGGATCCTGCTCGATCCTGAACATGCGCGCCTCCCGCTCAGAAGCTGGCGACGACGCGCAGCTCGTTGTTGCCGGAGCCCGTGGGCACGGCGCGCAGGTCGTACCGCATCATGGCGCGGCCGTTGAAGTCTTCTTCCTGCGGGTTGGTGAACTGCGCCGCCGGCAGCCACAGCGCCACGCGCCGGCCGCCCACGGTGCCGTGGATGATGCCGACGCTGGACAGCGTGGCGCCCAGCACGGCGAGCTGGCGCGTCACCTCCTGCGCGGCGGTGAGGTCCACGCGCAGGGTGGCGGTGACGGCACGGTCGGTGACGTCCACGCTCTCGTCGCCGATCAGCGGCACCAGCGGGTTGGTGTTGCCCAGGTTGACCTCGAGGCCAAGCGAGGGCACCGCGGTGCCGCCGGTGATGGCCACCGCGCCGGTGGTGCTGATGGTGCCGCCGAGCACCAGGTCGAGCGTGTTGGCGTCGGTGGGGATCTCCGGCGTCATGAAGGCGGAGAAGTCGCTGTCGCCGGGCACGGCCACGGCGGTGAGGCCGCCGTCCTTGCCGCGGAAGTCAAAGGCCAGCACCGGCATCTCGCCGGCGTTCAGGCGCAGCACCGCGGTGCCGCGGCAGCCGAGCGCCTTGCGCAGCGTGCCGTCGCGGTAGTAGTAGTGGGTGACGGACTCGATGCTGTCGGTGACGGGCAGGAAGTCGTAGCGCTCGGTCTCGGTGATGGTGACCGACTCGCCCGCCGCGTCATCGACGATCACGTCGCCATCGGTGCCGCCGATCGTGATCTTGCCCGCTGCCACCGCGGTGACGACGAAGGTGCCGTTGTTGGCGGTGTTGCCGGTGAAGCCGGAGACGGTGACGCCCATGCCCACCGCGAAGCCGGCCGCCACGAAGCCGTTGCCGCTGTCGTTGAAGCTGTTGTCGCTGGCCGCCGCGCTGATGGTGGACGCGGTGATGGTGGCCGGCGTGCCCGCCGCGCCGCTCATGCCGCAGGCGCGCAGCAGGTGCGCCCAGGCCGGCGCGCCACCGGCGGGGCCGCGGCCCACGAGCTCGGTGTTGTAGCCCAGCGTGACGCTGCGCGTGCCCACCAGCTGCTCGCTGGAGCCGAAGTACGGCCGGATGAGGTTGCGGTCGACGTTGTTGGGCTCGAACGCGGCGCGGATCTCGCTCACCAGGATGGAGTCGGTGGCGGGAGTGGGCGTGGGGTCGACACCGTAGGTGACTTCGGTCTTGGCCAGGATCAGGCGCTTGCGGGAGTAGCGGGGCATGGTGGGCTCCTCGAGGGGATGGGTTCAGCCACCCCAAGCCGTGAGGCCTGATGCGGTGGTGCGATGGGTCACGGACAAGATGAACGTGGCGCGGCAGACTTGGTCTTCGGCCTCTTCGGTGTCCCAGGTCACGGCCGGCTCGGGCATGACGTCGAGCACGGACTGGCCGGCGGGCGCCCAGCCGGACAGGCGCTCGTAGGCGGCTTCCAGAATCGGATCAGCAACGTCTTCGGCCAGCGCCAGGCCGTCGGCGCGCGCGTGAACCTCGACGGCGTAGTCGGTCTGCCAGTCCTTGGGTGCGCCCAGGCCCACGCCAGCCAGCTCGGCGCGCGAGCGCACGAGGCGCACCACGATCATGTTGGACCAGTCACGCTGACCGGCGCGGGCACGCGCGCGAAAAACACGCGGGCCGGCCATCTGCGGCGCTTCGAGCAGCCGGTTCTTGATGGCCTCGGCGATGGCGACGAAGGCGGTGGTCACGCGCGCGCTCCAATGGGCGCGAAGCGGTCGAGCGCCTCTTCGATGCGGCGCGGCCAAGCCTTGTCGATCGCCAACTGGCCGGCGTACCAGAAATCGTAGCGCTTCTCGTAGAGAGCGCGATCTACGAAAAGCATCACTGGCCGCGGCCGCGGCGAAGGCGCGCCCGTGAGGCTGCGGGACGCCACCTGGCGTTGGTACACGCCCGGCTGCAGGCTGCCGCGTGGCTGAGGGCCTACCGCGAAGAACTGGCCGCCGGCGCGGCGGTAGGCGGCGGCGCGCACCTGCGCCGGCGTGCGCCCGCTGCGATTGCGGTCGTAGGCGTCGTCGCGCGGAAGGTTGCGCGAGACGCTCTCGGCGCCCGAGAACGCGCGCAACTGCGACAGCACCTGCACGATTTGGCCGCGACTGATGTTGCCGTAGGCGTCGAGCTTGGCGTAGCGGCCTGGCACCACGAACTGCGTGCCGTCCATGACGCCGATCGAGCGCAGCGAGCGCTCAAAGCTCTTCTGCACGCGCGCGCCGCCTTCGATGCCGGGCTCCAGCCAGCGCACGGCGCCGCGGTTGCTACCGGTGCCGAAGCCCTTGATGCCCACACTTGCCTCGGGAACCTTGTTCTGCGTGCGCTGCACGAAGATGGCGTTGCGGGTAAAGGGTGTCGGCCGGTCGAAGCTGTCGTCGATCTCCCGCACCTGCGCGTCGCGCACGTCGTAGGCAACGCGGTCGAGCGCTTCGAGCATGGCTCGCTGAATGCCGCGGCCCAGCGCGCGGATGTCGCTAGCCTGGCGGCGCAGGTCGGCGGCGAATTGCAGCGACGACATCGGGTTTCACGTGTCGCGCAGAAGGTCGTACACCGTCTGCCCGGA